GAAGAAGGTATGGCTGGAACAGCAGACGGTATTTTATCTATGTATGTGTTATTAGACCCTGAACCTATTTCTTCAAGTTACCCATTATTAAGGAATAAAGCAACTATATTAGAAAAATTCCCTGAAGGTAGTTATAATCTAACACTAAACGATGGTATAAATAAGTATAACACTCTAATGAATATGTCAAACGAAATAATAGATGATGGTAATCATAGTTCATCAGGTATGACTAAAATAACTTTTAATGAAATAAAAGAAATGAAAGGGTTAGTTTCTTTAGGTGAAACTTTTGATATTACAGTTCCAGCATTTGTTAATACTCAAAATATAGAATCTGCTAAGATTGGTACAACTTTTAATATAGGGCAAGAAATAGAAAATATTATTAACGATTTATTTGAAATAAATGATATTACTTATACAAAGAAAGAAATTAGCGAAAAGTACTTTGCTTCACCTACATTTAATGGTTCGGATTTATATAATGCTCTACTTTATATTTCAAGATATAAAAACTTAGAACCAATCGTTATCAATAAAAATGTTAAGATTAGAAAAATAAATGATGAAGATGACATAGTAGATGTAACTTTAACAGAAGGAGAGTCACAAATAACTTCAACATCAAGAAATAAAACAATGTTTGATTTATATAATAATGTAATAGTTTATGGTAATGGTGTTAGAGGTTTAAAGT